GAAAAAGCTTTCGACTATTGGGATAGTTGGGAGCCATCAGCAAATACCAAACTTGAAATTAAAAACCGAAATGGACAGATGAGTTTGGTGGGGTGAGGAGGATAAATGAGCGAACCTTTAAAAAAGACATTGCAAATCGAAAATCTAGAAATTAAGATCAGCAATGATTCTAGCATACCTCACGTTATTTTAAATGGAATTGATTTTCAAGCTGAAGATATCGGTTTACAAGGAATAAACATTGTTTGGGAGACAAGCAAGGACGAAGTACCTGAAACTCTAATCCAAATCGACTATATTAATGGTCGGGAGCATCCTAAAGAGATATCAATTAAGCAATCATTTCCTAATACTCTGCTTAAATAAATTCGAGAGGTAAATTAAGGTTAGAAAGGATTTTAAAATGGTCTTAGAGCTATTTGGAACTGAATTTAAAGATAAACTCTTTGAAGAGCTGGTTTCACTCAACATCAAAGCAATGGAAGAAGCCAAACGCAGACAAAGCAGACAAATTACATGGGTACCGATCAAACAGCTGCAGGAAGCAACTGGCTGGGGCAGAACCAAGCTAGAAGAATGGCGTGATCAAGGGAAATTCCAATTTCAACAGTCTGGGAAAGGTGGAAAGTATCTTTATAATTTAGAAGATGTTCAGCGATTCTGTCGAAGCTTGCAAAAATAAAAAAAGCGCCTTGAGGAAAGGCACTTTGAAAGAACTATAACTTAATTATAACATAGGAATTATTTTTAGAAAAGAATATTGGAGGAATTAACATGTTAGCAGAAATTTTAGTCGGAGTATTAATCATCGTGGTCCTATTCCAAATGATCATCATCAGTTCAATCAGCGAGCGATGCAAAGAATCAAAACGAGAATTGAAAAAGATGATTGCTGAACAGCAACGCATTCAAGAAGCACGAGAAGCAATGCGTTTCGGATATCGTAGATAGGAGCTAGTTATGGCAGAAAATAATACAATCCTGCCTCATGATATTCTTGCTGAACAAGCTGTAATCGGATCAATTTTTGTCGATCCAGATAAAATCCTAATTGCTTCAGAGCACCTCTCAAAAGAAAGTTTTTACAAACTATCACATGGCATCGTCTTTGAAATCATGGAAGGTTTAGCAGACAAAGGAGAACCAATTGACCCCGTATCAGTTAAATCAGCGCTTGATTCAATAGGCGAATTTGATCGAATCGGTGGAATGGCATTTTTAGCCAGTCTCATCAATGCTGTACCAACCAGTGCTCACATTGAGCATTATGCCAAGGTTGTAGCCGAAAAAGCGAGAGCACGAAAGGTTATTGAAGATCTCAATCAAACGATAGCCAATGTATATGATAGTCAATCAGACCTAAATGACATACTTGTCCAGACTGAACAAGCTTTGTCAAACATAGCAAATGACAAGCAGACTGGCTTCCGTCCAATTATTGATGTCATTGATTCCACGCAGTCAATTATTGACGAGCGCTCACAACGTGTTGGTGATGTAACAGGAACACCAACAGGTTTTACAGATTTTGACAATATCACGACTGGTCTACACACTGACAACCTGATTATTCTTGCAGCACGGCCAGCGATGGGGAAAACAGCTTTTGCTCTTAATATCGCCCAAAATGTGGCAATAAGAGCTGGACAACCAGTGGCAATATTTTCGCTAGAAATGGGAGCAGAAAGCCTTGTAGAGCGCATGCTGTCATCCGAAGGACTGATTCCGTCATACCATGTAAGAACAGGTAATCTTTCGGAAAGTGAATGGCGCAGGATGATCCTGGCGCAGGAGCAACTTGCGAAAGGAAAAATCTATATTGACGATACAGCAGGAATTCAAATCGCTGAGATTCGATCCAGAGCCAAACGTTTGTCTCAAGAAACTGGCGGTCTTGGGTTGATTGTAATTGACTACCTTCAACTAATTACTGGTAGAGGTCGAGAAAATCGACAACAGGAGGTGTCTGAAATATCTAGACAGTTGAAGATATTGGCAAAGGAATTGAAAGTTCCGGTAATTGCATTGAGTCAGCTATCTCGAGGTGTTGAACAGCGAAATGACAAAAGACCCGTTCTATCAGATTTGAGAGAGTCAGGATCGATTGAGCAAGATGCTGATATAGTCGCATTTCTCTATCGAGAAGCTTACTACAATCGTGAGGAGCAGGAGGAACCTGATAATGTTACAGAATTAATTCTTGAGAAAAATAGACATGGCAGTCTAGGAACGGTCAAGCTGTTTTTCCACAAGGAATATGCAAAATTTTCGAATGCGGAGGCTTAATATGGTAACTGAAAATCGGAGGTACTATTGGCTACAATTGAAAGACGATTTTTTTAACTCGAAGGAAATGAAGCTCATGAGGAAGCTTCCAGGTGGGGAAGAAATCACAATCATCTACCTGAAAATGATGCTTGCAAGTTTAGCAGAACAAGGGAAACTATATTTTGAGGGATTGGCAGAGGATCTAGCTGAAGAACTTTCTTTATTGATAGACGAAGATACAGAAGCGATCAGATTAACACTGATGTTTTTAACAAAGAAAAAATTATTGACTACATCAGACAATTATCAGTTTAATCTCGAACAAGTTCCTGAGATGGTAGGAAGCGAAACAGCAAGCACCCGTAGGTCTCGCAAGCATCGAGAGAATCAAAAAGCGTTGCAATGCAACACCACTGCAACAAAAGGCAACGGAGATATAGATATAGATATAGATATAGATATAGATAAGGAGCAAAAAGCTCAATCAGATGTCTATGAAGAAATTATCAAATATCTAAATGACAAAACTGGATCTCATTTTAAACCTACTAGCAAATCCACTCAAAGATTAATTAATGGTCGGTTAAGTGAGAATTACTCAATAGATGATTTTAAACATGTTATTGATGTAAAAACTCTTGAGTGGAAAAATGATTCCAAAATGTCCAAGTATTTAACTCCAGACACATTGTTTAATGCAACTAAGTTTGAAAAGTACTTAAATCAAAAGATGCCTTCGAGTACATCAACTCAACAACAAGATGAAAGGTTGGGATTTTAATGTATCAGGATTATACAGTAGATTCTAAAAGCGAACCTAAATTTTGCAATAAGCACGGATCAAAGATGATCAATGCAATAGTCATGATCAATGGATCCCAGCAATCGCTTGACATTTGTCAAGAATGCGAAAAAAAAGGAATCAATGAATTGCAGGAACACTTAAAGCAAGAAGCAACTATCCAGTCAATTCTAGCGAATACATACAAAGTATTTGATCGTGAGAGTATCTATTCTAAGGAATTGGAAGATAAGACACTTGATAATTACGATACCGGAAATAAGTCGTGTGAACAAGCTTTGAATTTCTCAAAAAGAATGTTGCGAGACTTTTTAAAACACGAAACAGGAAATGTGATCTTGAGCGGTCCTCCAGGAGTTGGCAAGAGTCATCTATCTATTGGGATAGCCAAAGCTTTAAATGAAAAATTTAAAGAATGCAAGCAACCAAAGAGTGTGCTATTCATTTCGACTTCTGCACTCTTTTCAAAAATTGAAGAAAGCTTCAATGGTCGAGGAGACTTCACAGAAAGTTATGCTGTGAATCTATTGAGAAATGTTGATTTTCTCTTCTTTGACGATTTGGGAAAAGAAAGTAGCATGAGCGGAAGCCTCAAGGAAGCAAACGAGTGGAGACAACGAGTACTATTTAAAATATTGGACAATCGTCAAACAACATTCTTTAACACAAACTTATCGAGCAACGATATTAAAACAATTTACAACAGGGCCCTTGCTGATCGAATCTTCAAAGGTGCCAGTAAACATATTTTTAAATTCCCAGAGAATACAGAAAGCAGGAGATATTGATGGAAAATAAACAATTAAAAGATTTAATCGCAAAAGTTCAGCGATGGTTTTACGATAGGAATTTGCAAACGCAAGATCCAAACAAGCAATTTTTGAAACTGTACGAAGAAATTGGTGAACTGTCACGAGGACTAGCAGAGAACGATGAGGCTGTTACGAAAGACAGCATCGGAGACATCACCGTAGTGTTGATCGGTTTGACGTTGCAATTAGGAATCAAGACAGAAGAGATCTTTCCAGAAAATAGTACATTCGTATTTTTAAACGCAGCAAAGTCAGAAGATTATTTTGTCGTTATGATGGACCAATCATTGGCAGCATATTTTAACCGACAATCATATCAACTAAAAAATGTTGTTTATGAGTTGATGCGAATTTCAGCATTGCTACATCATGATTTTGTCGAGTGTTTGAATATTGCCTATGAGGAAATCAAGGATCGAACAGGGAAATTAGTGGATGGTGTTTGGATTAAGGAGGAGCGATTAAAATGACAGAAGAAAATTTAAATAATGGTTTTGACAAAGTAAATAAACCTAACCACTACTGTGGGCAATATGGTCTTGAATCAATTGACATTATTCGCAATTTTGCTGGAGGACCAAAAGAAGTCCGGGGATTTTACTGGGGAAATGTCATCAAGTATCTTTGCCGCTATCAAAAGAAAAATGGATTGGAAGATCTAAACAAGGCAAAGAAGTACTTAGACTGGCTTATTGCAGATTTGAAGCGTGAAGATCTCGAAAAGACAGCGATTGTCAAGCAGGAGTGATAATTATGAGACATTATACGAAAAATCAAATGGATCACTTTCGTCAGCAACTGCAATTGTTGATTTTAGGGAAAGGTCTCACTCGCAGAGAACTCTCTAGGAATCTATATCGTGGTGAACAGACGATACAAGAATGGATCACTAAGGATGACATCAATCCTGACCATGTCCAAGAATTGTGCGAGTATTTCGGTATTGAGGAAAAATCATTGATGGGTGATCCGGAAGTGCTTGCTGACTATAAGCTATATGATCGTGATAAGTATATCTGTACAGGGACTTTAAAAGAACTGAGCAGAATTACTGGAAAAGATAGTGCCTTACTCAAATACTACATCCACTTAAACGAACAAGGACGAAATGCAGGACATCTAAAACTAGAAAGGGTAAAAGAAGATGAAACGTAAAATCGATTGGCTGATCATTAACTTGGTATTGCTGGCAGGAGTCACATTGGTAATTGCTATCAATCTCAACTCCAGATTGACTGAACAAGAAAAAACAATCAAGGATATGCAGTGGACCATTCAGGAGCATGAATTAAGTATTCAGCGCTTTGCTGAACAAAACACTGCACAAGAGGTGATTCTAAACAAATTAAATCGTGAGTACCAAGTGCAGGAACGGAAAAAGGCAGAAGCAGTTAAAGAAGCTGCTGAAATGAATAATGTTGGAGGATAATAATGATCAACAATGTGACCCTTATTGGTCGGTTAACAAGAGATGCAGAACTGCGATACACACCAAGCAATATCGCAACAGCTCAATTTAATGTCGCATGCAATCGAAATTTCAAAAACGCAAATGGTGAATATGATGCAGATTTTATCAATTGTGTGATGTGGAGAGAGCAAGCGGAAAGATTTTGCAATTGGACAAAAAAAGGAATGCTGGTCGGAATTACGGGAAGAATTCAGACTCGAAGCTATGAAGGAAATGACGGAAAACGTGTATATGTGACTGAAGTTGTTGCAGAGAATTTCCAAGTTTTGGAAAAGCGTGACAACACTGCCAACCAGAACAGCATGACTGAACAGATGCCACCTAACTATGCAAATCCGATGGACATTGATGAAAGTGATTTGCCATTCTAAAAACAAAAGGAGAAAAACAATGAATAAAATGGTTATTTTAACAACAGTAGCAACAATCGCAGCAATCGCAACAGCAGGAGGAGTTAAAGCGGATGAACTTAATGGCGATATCGCAAAAGATAGCATCGGACTTACAGCGCAAGCTGGAAACAGCACAAGCGGAACAGAAGCGACTGTTTCAAGTTCGCAGGGAGAACACGAAGGAAATCCTGGAAAACTCGAAGGAGATCGAGCAGTTAACGAAGAAGATTCAAGCCGAGGAAGCAATGCAGGAAGTGTTACAAAAAATGGGGACACTATCCGAGTAGAGAACCCGGAAGTAGAAGTGACCTTTCCAAATGGGAACGGTAAGTATAGCCCGTTTGAGGTTGAATACAAAAATATTGAGTTTCCAGACAACATGGAAATTGCAGAAGGCGACAAGGTTGTCACTGAGTTGCCTAAAGAAATTGGGTTACAAACATCATTTGACTTTGACGTATATAACAATAGCGACATCGTAGGTAAGGCCAGCGCAGACGCTCAAACACGAATCATTACGACTACGTTTAATAACTATTTCAGTGAGCATCCGCTAAACAAGAAGATGTCACTCAAATTTGATGCAAAATGGCTTGATGTTGTAGAACCTGGTAAACAAGTGACAGTTAACTTTGACGGAACCGTTAAGACATTTACTATCGCAGAAGAAGGACCACTCCCAGGCGATGAGCTACTATCTAAATGGGGAAGCCAAAACAAAAAGGATCCTCAGATCATCAACTGGACACTACGTCTTAACACAGCCCGTCAAACACTTAATAATGCAGTATTATCTGATACATGGTCAGATAACCAAGAATTTGTGGAAGGTTCGCAAAATATCTACTTCGTAGAAGATCCTATCAAATGGGAAGGGATCGACCACTCAGCGAAAGAATACCTTGAGAGCTGGAACGTGCGAGCAGATGGTTTTGATGCCAAGTTCAAAGAGTTCAATCGCATCATGTACATTGATTATCAGACACGTTTGAAATCAGCGGTTAAAGAAAGCACAAACCCGACTAACAAGGCTACTGTGACAGCGGACGACAGTAGCAGTAAATCAACATCTAAAGTCCAGCTTGTGGGCGGACGTGGAGATGCGTCTGGAGAGAATAAGCCAAAACCAACTTTTGAGATTCCAAAAGAATCTCCAAAAGTAGAAATTCCAGAATTTGAAGGGGGAATCCCTGGAATTCCAGAAGTGCGAGAAAAGCCAGAATACACAGAACCAATTGGAAGCTTACCGAATGATTCGCCAATTTTGGACAAGCCGGAATGGACTGGTGGAGTGGTACCGAACGAAGCACCTATGCTTGAATTGCCAGAGCTTGAAATTCCAGATGAACCAGTAAAACCAACACCAGAACCAAACACACCAACACCTAAAACGGAAACCAAAAAGGAAACAGTGGAAGTTGTGAACAAGGGGGAAACCAAAAAAACGTAATTATACAGCAACTACGACGTTTACACGCATTGGTATGTACTTTATGTACAACGATGGCTATGTAGTAATTGCAA